GAATGCTGCTTGGAGCTGTTGTCGGTCTTGGACTTTCCTTGATGGTCATGTCCATTGCCTCTCAAATCAAAGACGGACTGAACTTTGGGAATGTTCTTTTAGGTGCTATTGGCGGTGCATTGGCTGGAGGGGCGCTTGGCGGATACTTTGCATTCAGAAAAAATCTAAATCCTGCGCAAGGAGTTCTTGGTGGCATAATTGCAGGAATTGGCGTGTCTCTCTTGATTTCGTCTATCACGTCGATTCTTCAAGATGGTCTTAACATTGGAAATGGCATCATGGGTCTCATTGGCGGTGCATTGGCTGGATTTGGTATCGGTGCAGTCATTGCTGGAGGAGCTGGAGCCGCTTTTGGGCTAGTAATCGGAGTCGGATTGTCTCTTGTGATTATGGGAATTACTGCGCAGATTAAAGAAGGCGCTGCAACCCTTTCTGGTGGACTGATGACAATACTCGGGTCTGTATTAGCTGGTGCGGGAATTGGCTCCGTTGTCCCTGTTATCGGTACTGCCGCTGGTGCCGTTATCGGACTTGGTGTTGGCATTGTTCTCGAAATTGTTGGTGTTGAAGCGGCAGCAAATGCGGCGTATGCGGCATCGGAAGATTTTGAAATCATGGCGGACATTCTTGACCGTTGCACAGAAGCGTCCGAACGCACAGACCAAGCGTTTACCAATATGAAAAATCGTTTAGAAGATTTTGATTCGTCTATTGCTGATTTCCAAGTTGCCAGACAGCTTGCAGATGAAATTTATGCAATTAATGAAAATACAGATGCGTCTGCTTATGCACTAGAGCAAATGGCGGTAAAGGTTCAAGTTCTGAACGATTTGAACATTGATGGGCTACATTTGGAAATTGATGAAACAACACAAAAAGTTAAAGAAAGTAAAGCCGCTGTTGACGAGCTGATTGATTCTTTGGAGCGAGAGGCCAAAATGGAGGCCTTACGAGAAATGCTTGTTGAGAGTTATAAAGAGCAATATCAGGCAATGCGTGATATGCAACAGGCGGCAAAGGATTATGATGCGGCCGCAGAAGCATTAAATAACACACAAAAAGAACTCAACGAAACAGACATTTTCAGTTGGGGGAAAGCCAGAGAACTTGTCGCTGCAAGAGAGAAAGAAACCGAAGCGGCAAAAGCCGCACAGGAAACATACATGCAATCGGTTCAGCTATACAGTGATCTTCAAAGTGAAACTCAAGGTCTTACAGATTCTATTATTGGGTTAAAGCAAGAAGAATCTGGAGTTGGAGATGCTGGTATTGATGGAATGGAAGATTTGAAAACGGAAATCAATCATTTTAGCCAATCTATTGATATGAGCCAGTTTGAAAATCTAGGAAAGCAAATGGCAGATAACATGTATAAGGGCTTCACCAGTTCTGGCCTGCTGCAAGATGCCATCAAAAATCTCGGGAATGGCGCATCGTATAGTTCAGCAAATTCTTCCTCCCGTTCGGCCAACAGCTATTCTGTTCAGGATATCACTGCATACGCCTCCGGCGGCTTCCCCGAGCATGGGCAAATGTTCATTGCCCGTGAGAATGGACCTGAGTTAGTTGGTCAAATAGGCAACCGAGCAGCAGTGGCGAACAATGACCAAATCGTTGACGGTATCGCTTCTGCTAATACCGGAGTCATCAATGCGGTCATGGCAATCGGAGCAATGATTACCAAGGCGGTCAACGATAAAGATACAACAGTTTCTCTGGATGGCCGTCAGGTGTCGAGGAGCCTGTACAAATACAACCAACAAACGCAGCGAGAAAAGGGCGCTCCCATTACATGAAAGGCAGGATAAAACGTGACATTGACTGTAAACGGAACGGATTTGACGCCTTATATTGCGTTCGGCGGCGTACAGTGGCAAAGGGCTGATGTAGACGGCCCAAATGCCACACGCTCAATCGATGATGCGTTTCTTACGAGAGATCGGATAGCCATAAAATATCGATTGGATATTACTTGCCGCCCATTGACGCTAGAAGAAGCAAGCCTCGTTCTCTCATCTATTCTGCCCGAGTATGTCACAGTTACATACACAGATCCTGTGGAGGGCGGAGATGTAACAAAGCAAATGTATTCAAACAATATCCCCGCCCAATTCCTAATCAAGACCAGAAATGGGAAAGAGTTATGGGGTGGAATCACATTCCCTCTGATTGAAAGGTAAAGAAATGGCAGTTAATCGAATTCTCGTTGGTGATATAGAAATAACGGGGATTTATAATCTGACGTCTGGAAACGTCAATTTAACTACTTCTCTTTTAAACGATGTCCTGGAAATGGACACGCTTGATTGTGACTTTAATAGTCAACTGGATAGTTCCACAATCTTGGCTACCATTGGGGAAAAGGTGGTTTACTACCATGGAGATCAGCAAAGACAAACCCTCTATGTAGATAGTATCAAACGAACTGGGCCTAGTTCCTATCATCTGTATGCGATATCAGCGGTATCCAAGCTAGACACTATGCTCCATCCCGGCGGAATTTACACCGGACAGACCGCAGAATCAATCATAAAAAATATTTGCGGTGAAATTCCCGTTATTGTAAAAAGCAATCTAAAGAATGTTAAGGTGTATGGATGGCTCCCCTATTGCAGCCCACCGAACAGCTCCGCACGAGACAATCTCAATCAAGTCCTGTTTGCTATTGGCGCTTGTCTTACTACCGATTTGAATGGTGTTTTGCGAGTGGAGACGTTTTGGGATGGAACCATATCGACAATAGATACGAAAAAGACGGACATGGCTGGCTCAGTTACAGATAATCAAAAAATTAGTGCGATCTCTGTTATTGAACATCAGTTTGCGGAAGGACAAGAAAGCCAGGAGTTGTTTAATGGAACAGCTCAGAACGGCGATCTAATCATTTTCAATGAGCCGATGCACACCCTGTCTGCTTCCGGATTTTCCGTTTTGGAAAGCGGAGCAAACTACGCAAAAATCTCTGCCGGTACAGGGACGCTTACGGGGCTGAAATATATCCACAACAAGCGGAAAATTGCAAAGGTAATCAATGAAAATGTACCTGAAAATGAGAAAGGCAAAGAAAATGCAACCCTGGTTTCTTTGGTGAATTCAGTTGCAGTTGCTGAACGGTTAGCGAGCTTCTATGCATGTAATAAAACACTTCAAACTTCGTTTCTGACCGAAAAGGAAAAGCCCGGACAAGTTGTAAAGGTCATGGACCCATACGATCACGAAATCGTTTCTGCTTGTATTGAGTCAATGGATGTAAACATGTCCTCAACGCTAAAAGCGAATGCCGAAATGCGAATTGGATTTATTCCGTCGCAAGTTGATGATTTCAAAACATTTGATGAACGCATCGTGCTCACCGGATCAGGGACTTATCAAATTCCTACCGACACAACTTTAATCCGCTATGTTTTAATAAGCGGAGGCCAAGGTGGACATTGTGGGCAAAAAGGTGGGGATGTTGGCACGTCACCGTCTGTATCCTGGACCAATCCTCCACCATTTGAGAACCAGTTACGCGGCTGCGGACTTGCGAACGGCGGTGCGGGCGGAGACGGCGGTGCTCCGGGCACGGGTGCCAGAATCCTTGAAGGAACCCTGGATATCTCTGGGATAGACTCTATTGTATACAGTTGCGGCGTTGGTGGCCTGGGTGCTGCCTATAACCCGGATGATCCGAATGGCTCTGTCGGCAGCGACACAGAACTTGGCGCTGCAACCACAGCTGGGGCACAGGTATCTGAAAGTGGATACACAGATCCAATCACCGGAGAAAAATACGGAGGAATTGGAGATCAAGGAATCCCTGGAGGAAAAGGTGCAGGAAAGGCGGCCAAAGTCACAACCATCAACAGTGATACTGTCCGGCTCTTTGACCCTGCTGAAAACGTTACCGACGAGGACGGCAACACTTGGAACGGAGGCTTGACAGAATCCGATACAGATGATCCAGAACGTGTCGCTATGAAGACACGAGAGAATGACGGCGCTTACATTTGGTATAGCCGGGGCTTAGGGGCAGGCGCGGCCGCTGGTGCAAACGGCAGCGGGCCGGGTCCAGAGGCATCCGTCTCTGTACGCTCGTCATCAATTAAGGCTACTGCTGCATCTGGTGTAAATGGCGCGACACCAACCCTGACGCCAAAAAAGCCTGCCCAGTATGGCAAAGGTGGCCGCGGCGGTTATGGCGGTGGCGGTGCCAGCTCAGGAGGACTTGCCGTTGGCTCCACGGATTCCGCAGATTACACGGTATCAATCACCGCTGGAACTGGGGGAATCGGCGGAAATGGCGGTACTGGTGGCCCTGGCGGGGATGGCTGCATCATCCTATATATCAGCCGCCGCGTTCCACAGGAACGCGGGCCGCTGGCGACCTCGGACACAAAATGGTTTTTAGACAAGCATGGCAGAAGATTCATCACGTGAGGAGGTACAAATGGCAACGATTGAAGAACTCGCTGCAAAAGTTGCTGAACTCGAACAGCAGATGGCAGCAATCACGGCCCCGCCTACCGAGTATTACACCAGTGCTTACAGTGGAGAGGAAATTGATGCAGCTGTCAAAAAGGTATCTGAAGGATTGGCTGGCGGCGTGACCTCCTTCAATGGCCGGACCGGTGCGGTGAAGCCTCAGGCTGGGGACTACAACGCCACACAGATCCCGGTGAGCGGAGAGCCGGAGGCGGAGACCGTTGCGGCGGCTTTGTCTAATAAGGCGCCCGGCCTCCCGGGCAAGTCTGGACCCGTCTCTGCAACAGGATGGTACAGGATTGCCGTAATCCACGGCAGTACCAGTAGGCCAGACAGTTTTATCGTGAGCATCGGGCACAACTACGCAGCTAATGGCCCCAGCACTATTTTGGCATCTGTAACAACAACAGGCTATGCACGACGCATCACAATCCTGGATTCATCCTACAATCCAGGAACATATCCCATTGACAATCTAAGGCTGATATCTCTATCGGGAAATGAGCTGGCACTTGATGCCCACTATTCTATCAATGCGGAAAACTTCCTAAATTCCAGCTTTATCTTGGGGTTATCAGAACCCTCGCAGATTGTTCCGCAGGCACCGGCATCTGTCCAGGATTCGCCGTCTGGAGAAACATTAGAAGCTCTGGCCGATTGGTTAAATCCGCCCATGCAGTTAGGCGTCGAGTACCGCACATCGGAGCGGTACAACGGCAACCCTGTTTTTGTGATGGCCGTGAACGGCGGGGCGTTCCCGGACAACTCGTCAAAGACGATTGACGTCCAAATCCCGGATACCAGCGGCCAGGTAAAGATGCTTGATTGCTATGGCGTATTGGACAACGGAACGCAAATTCCGGGTCTTTTTGGAGGATCTGTTTTCGACGCATCAAACTATCTTGGCCTGTTTACACAGAACGGGAATGGGAAGTTCACAATTTCGGTCGGGGCTGGCCGTACAGTCGGATTAAACTTCACCTTATTCTTGAAATACTGGAAGGAGGGCACATGAAGATCATTAAATATCAGCTGGCAACGGAGGTCAATCACGGCACTCCCGAGGAGCCGGATATCGAGACGGTGCTGTCCGGTGTTACGATGCCTTACACGGAGGCGAATTACGCCATCGCCCAGGCTGAAGCCTATCAAGGGCAGATCACCGTGGAGGATGGGTTGCCGGAGCCGGAACCGGGAGCCGAGGACATTACCCTTGATATGCTGGCAGACCATGAGGAACGCCTGTGTATGTTGGAACTCACCACAACCACTGTATGACAAGAAAGGAGCAGGACCATGACAACTGTATACAATCTTTGCAAACTGCTGATTGACCGGGGGCGGACCGAGGGCCTCCTGGAAAAGATGGACGTGTATCTTGCCGCCGACAGGCTGACCCCGGAGGAATACAGCACCCTCAGCAAGATGATGACTGCGGAGGCGGCAGAGTAAGGAGGCCCTAATGGCTGACGAGAAGTGTATTCTGGACCCGCAGAGGGACTGTCTGGGACTCCAGAAAGCCAACATGCTGGAAAAGCAGATGTCGGAATGGCGGGAGGCATCCCGCAGCACTCACAAAGAACTCTTTGACCGGATGCGGGAACTGGAAAAGGCGGAGGCCGCCCGGAATGAGCAGTACGACAACATCATGGAGAAGCTGGACCGGCTGATCGCATGGCAAGAGGCCGAGCAGGCCAAGCCGAAAAAGCGGTGGGAGGCCATCGTGGACAAGTCCGTGTGGGCGGTGCTTGCGGCTGTGATTGCGTTTATTCTGGCTCGCATTGGGCTGTAAAAAAGCGACGCCCCCGAAGGAGCGCCGCAAGCCCGTAGTATTCGTTGTCTCCGTCCATTGCGACTTAACGCGGAGGGAGCGCTATCAAAACAGCACACGTCTGCACAACGGGCAATAACATCTTACATCATTAGAAACCGGCGGTCAAGCCGGATATTTGAAAGGAGCTACCAATCATGAACAAGACCATCAATAACATCATCGATGACTTCAAGAGCGGCAAGATTACTGCGGAGGATGCCAACAAGCTGCTGGTTGAGGCTGGCGCCGGATTCTCCCTGAACCCCGAAAAGAACCCCTATGGCGGATGGACCGAGGCAGAGATGGCGGAGGGATTCCTTCCCGGCGAGGAAAAGGAGCCTCTTCCGGACAAGGTAGACATGGGCCGAAATCAGGCGCTTGCCGGACAAGTGGTTCGCCAGAATACCAAGCGCGGAAAGTTTGATGTGACCTATGATGCAGACGGTTATGCCGTCAAGGCCATCCGAGTGTAATCGGGAGGTCTGATATGGACATTTCCTCTCTTGGCATCACCGGAGTGGCGGCTATCACCGTCATCTGCCTGCTGATTGGGCAGGGCGTGAAAGCGTCCTCTCTGGACAGCAAGTTCATCCCCATCATCTGCGGCGTCTGCGGCGCTGTGCTGGGCGTGGTAGGTATGTTCCTCATGCCTGACTTCCCAGCCACGGACTACATCACCGCGGCGGCTGTGGGCATTGTGAGCGGCCTGGCTGCTACCGGAGCCAACCAGGTAATCAAGCAGCTGGGAAGTGACAGTAAATGAGCTACACGCTGAAGGAGCAGCTGGCCAACCCCAGGAACTATGGCGGTTCCCGGGCGGCCAGCCAAATCCGGTATCTAGTGTACCACTACACCGGAAATGACGGGGACATGGCGGCAAACAACGCAAAGTATTTTCAGAACAACATCGTCAAGGCCAGCGCCCACTACTTTGTCGATGATACTACAGTCTGGCGGTCTGTGCCTGATCTAAAAGTGGCATGGTCCGTCGGCGGCAGCAAGTACGCCAACGCCCACAAGACTGGCGGCGGCACCATGTATGGTGTTATCACCAACACCAACAGCCTTTCCATTGAGATGTGCGACACCATCCGGAACGGTGTCTATCAGGCCAGCGAAGCAACTCTTGCCAACGCTGCCGCCCTGGGCCGGGCACTGATGGAAAAGTACGGCATCCCCATTGAGAACGTGTACCGTCACTTTGATGTGACAGGAAAGCACTGCCCGTCGTACTTGGTGAACGCCCAGAAGTGGGCAGAGTTCAAGAAGAGACTGGAGGTCAAGATCATGGACAATACACCCAGCGGCGCCCACAAGGCGGGCGTGGAATGGGCCGTTGCAAACGGCATCCTGACGGGCAACAGCGAGGGGGACCTGATGCTCTCCCAGCCCGTTACCCGGCAGCAGATGTGCACGATGCTGTATCGGTTTTGGAAGCTGATGGAATAACAGGAAAGAAGGACGTGAGACTGTGAGCGCAAGAGTGAAACTGCCTGATCCGCTGGATAAGCTCTTGCGCTCTCAGCTGGAAAGAGTTATTGAAGAGGCAGCATTCCATACAGACGATGAACTGATCGCAAGGCGGCGTATCATTGATAAGTGGAATCAAATTGATGTAGCGGCAGAATTGGGCTGGTATCGTAGCACAGTTAGCGATCACGAAAAGTATATATTCCAAAGGGTTAAGGATGTAGCAAAACAGCTTTACAAAAATAAGGGAGCCGGGGATTGACCCGGCTCCTTTATCTTTATGTATGTTTTTTTGCTGAGCGACACACGCATGTGCTGTTATCTCCGTGGTCATTATCGTACCATAGGATGTTATAGATCGGCCCTGTCAAGAATCCGTACAGTCTAATCGTCCCGCCAAGTCTGAGCGAGTGGATAGCCTCTGCCTCGATACATAGCTCCGAAAATCTATCTCTGGCGCTCTTATTGAGCGATGCAACGTCGATCGCATGGTTATGCTTCTTTGCTGAAATAAAGATGTCACTCCAAGTCATTCGCTCAAAGTCCTGCAATTTAGGGAAAATCGTAGTCCAGAAATCATGAGAGAGACGAGGTTCATGAAAAGACCATCTACTAGTTGGCTCCGTATCACAAGATGCCAGCCGCCAGGATGGATGCTCCTTCATGATACTGTCCGGGTCTCCACCCAGCCTGATGCCGGGTGAAGGCGTCCCGCCTTGTCTGACCTCCGATTTCGGAGCACAACCGCATTTAATGCGCTTAGAGCCCGCCATAATACATTGCCATACTTTCCTTTGTGATTGGAGTGCTGCACAGGGCTCCAGCTGGAAGCCCACATCTAGCGTCCTGCCACGGACTTTCCATGTGGGTGAGTTGACTAAGCCACTGGGCGTTTTTCTTTCCGTAGTATTCCAGAATTTTATTGATGGTGTCCTTTTGCCCATCGCTAAGATTTTCGCTGCTGCCTTTCATTTCATCGGCAGAGACCGAAAACTTTCCCTGACTGTGATGGAAAAGGGAAGGACACACAGGCCCATTGGCCCATGCTTCAAAATCCTCGTCGAACAGGGGCGCATCATCCCATACCAAAGACCAAGCCTGTGAATAATAGCACAGCTTTTGAAGTTTCATCGTGGACATAGTGCCACACTTTTCAAGAATATATTTTGCGGTATCAAAAACACTTCCCATATTGCGTACCCCCTTTCTACCTACATTATATTCTTATTCTGAAAAAAGTAAACACGTAAAACCGCCGAAAATGACATGACCACATAAACACCCCATAATTGCCACACAACTCCCACATGGATACCACCCATGCGGGAATTTTTTGTGAGAAAATTTAAGCATGGAGGACGTAAGGAACAAGGGCTGGTACACGTCGCCGCCCTCCTTGCGGCCTCCTGATTTCTTACATAAGGACGTGTTTTAAGTTGATCCTGAATGGTTCAGAACTGGTGGCCCGGCTGGTGGCCTGCGGCTTCACGGAGTCCACAGCAAGAGACACCTGCGAGAAGTATGCGGCGGAGGGAGACTTCTCCGGCCTTGAAGGGTTTATCCGGCAGAACGAGCTTTTTTATGATGACAGGAAACAGTACGTTTGAATATTACAACGCCAATAGAGACGGAAAGAACGTAGGCGATTGCACCGTCAGGGCAATTTCTGTTGCCCTAGATCAGGATTGGGACACCACCTATTGGGGGCTATGCTGGGAGGGCTACCTTGCCGCAGATATGCCGTCAGGAAATCCCGTTTGGGGCAAATATCTCCGCCGTAAAGGCTGGCGGCGCTATCTGCCGGAGTACGAGGATATGACTGTACAGGAGTTCGCTCATGAGCATCCCTATGGCGTCTATCTGCTGGCCTTGGACACTCACATCGTCTGCGTCTTTGACGGGCGCATCGTAGATACTTGGAACAGCGGCGGAAAGACCGTGTTGTATTACTGGATGGAGGATTGAGTATGCCATATCAATATATGCCCGGCTATCAGCCGTATTATCAGCCGCCTATGGCGGACCAGCTTGCACAGCTTCGTGGGGCACAGTATCAGCCCATTCCCCAGCAAATTCCGCAAGTACAGCCCCAGCAGGCGCAGACTGGTGGGCAAAGCATTGTATGGGTGAGCGGGGAAGCGGAGGCAATGGCCTATCTGGTGGCCCCCAACAGCGCCGTGGCGCTTTGGGACAGCAACGCTCCCACCATCTATCTCAAGCAAGCAGACGCTTCTGGCAAGCCGTCCATCAAAGTCTATGATCTTGTGGAGCGCACTCAAAAGCCTGTGCAGGCTTCACAGCCCCCTGTAGTAGAGTATGCACCACTATCCCGCGTGGAAGCTCTGGAGGCTCGTCTGAATGAGCTAACAGTGGTAAAGGAGATGCCTGTCAGAACCACAAAGAAAACAACCACAAAGGAGGATGCGGAATGAACCCCTTTTTCAATGCAATGGGAGGAAATCGTCAATCCAACATGGTACAGCAATTTGTGCAGTTTATGCAACAAATGCGCGGCAAAGACCCCAACGCAATTATCAACGAAAAAGTGTCCAGCGGGGAGCTGACACAAGCTCAGCTTGACCAAATCCAAAAGCAGGCCCAGCAGATGCAGGGGATGTTTGAGGGGGTGCGGGGGATGTTTGGGAAGTGAAGAAGTGAACTTCACTTTCCGCAGAATGTGAAGTGAATTTGCAAAGTGTACTTCACATTTTTCTTGTGATTTTGCAAAGTACAGTTTGTATTTCTTACATTAAATCAAAATCCCGGCCGGGTTTTGAAAATAAATCTACAAAGGAGATAACACAATGAGTCTTTCTTCTGACGGCGCTGTGATGACCATGCCCGTGACTCCTGCCTATCAGGGCGGAAACGGCGGTTTCGGCGGCTGGGGCGGCGATTGGGCCTCCTGGATTATCCTGTTCCTGATCTTCGGTATGTTCGGCTGGGGCGGCTATGGCGGCGGCTGGGGTGGTAACTCCGGCAATGGCCTGGGTTCTCCCTCTGGTCAGGGCTGGGCCACCAGGGCGGACATCAACGAGGGCTTCGCCCTGAACGGTCTCCAGAACGGCCAGACCTCCATCCGGGATGCCGTGAGCAACGGCTTCCATGGCGTGGATACCGCTGTGTGCAACCTGGGCTATCAGACGCAGGCGGGCTTTAACGCCATCGGCGCCCAGCTGGCGCAGTGCTGCTGCGATACCCAGCGGAGCATTGACGGCGTCCGGTACGACATGGCAACTCAGGCTTGCGATACCCGCAACACCATCCAGAACAGCACGCGGGACATCATCGACAACGCCAACGCCAACAGCCGCGCAATCCTGGACTTCCTGACCCAGGACAAGATTGCTACTCTGACGGCTGAAAACCAGAGCCTGAAGTTCCAGGCTTCTCAGGCGGCTCAGAACGCTTTCTTCACCGCCAATCAGGAGGCGCAGACTGCCGAGCTGATCCGCCGCATCAATCCCATGCCGGTCCCGGCCTATCAGGTGCCCAATCCTTATGCCGGATGTGGCTGCAATCCCTGCGGCTGCGGCTGCTAAAACCCAATACATCAACTTGTAAGAAAGGCTTACATGTTCGGCCCCGTGCCGATTTTGAACCATGCGGCGGGGCAACAGCCTCGCCGCTATCTTTTTGAAAGGAATGAAGTTTATGGCTGAATACAGCAACAGCGCAATCGTAACCGTTGCCGCTGGTCAGAACGTGCCTTTTACTGAGGAGGCCAACACGGGCAAGCCCTGCATTGTGCATCGGGAAGGCGCTGGACTTGTGACTCTTCGCGGGCTAACGAACCAGTGCCGGGCAAAATTCAAAGTGTCCTTTGGAGCGAATATTGCTATCCCTACCGGTGGGACCGTGGAGGCCATCACGGCAGCGATCTCCATCAATGGTGAGGCGCTGAACGCTTCCACCGCTACCATCACCCCGGCTGCCGCAGAGGATTTCTTCAATATTTATGTTTCCGCTGTGGTGGATGTCCCTCGTGGCTGCTGTGTTACCGTAGCCGCCCGAAATACCAGCACCCAGCCTATCCTCGTTGCCAACAGTAATTTTATTGTTGAGCGCATCGCGTGAAAGGAGAAAAACATGAGAGAATACAGTGAAGTCAGAGAAATCCTCTGCGATCTCCTGTCTGATTCCATCAAAGACGGGAAAATTGCTATCGGTGATGTAGAGATCATCAAGAATATGCTGAGCGGCATTGAGAAGACATACAAGATTGAAATGTTTGAAGAGGATGGCAGCTACAGCCGGGCCGGCGATTGGGAGGCTGATATGCGCGGCACCTATGGCAGAGGATCCAGCTACCGTGGCCGGAAGCGGGATTCCATGGGACGTTATAGCCGGGATGGAAGATATTCTCGACACGCATCTCCTGACATGATGGATAAGCTACAGACGATGATGGATAATGCCTCAACTGAACGTGAGCGTGACGCCATCCGGCGTCTGATGAACGAGATGGAGATGGAGTAAGGGGGTGGCCCTATGGGCGAAACTGAAGCTCGTGGTTGGCTACTGCTAAAAATTGCCGAGTGTATGGGCGAGGAACCATCTGACCGTATGGCTGACAGACTGGCAACATATAACGGAGCCTATCAGGCGATTTGCCAGTGGGAGGGCCAGCGCCCAAGAACTAGCAATTTGCAATCTAATAAATCGTTCACTCTAGCTGACGCAGAGGACTGGACATCTCATATGGTAAACGCCGACGGAACAAAAGGGCCGCACTGGACTCTGGAGCAGGTTAAACAGATCATGGCCCAAAGAAACATACCTGGAGACCCGGCGCAATTTTGGGCTGCAATAAATATGATCTATTCTGACTATTGCAAGGCCATCCAAAAAACATCGGCGAATACCCTGGACTTCTATGTTTCGATCACCAGGGCATTTCTGGATGACGAGGACGCCAACCCCGACAAACTCAAACTCTACTATGAACATATCGTCAAGCATTAAAATGACCCCGCTCTCAATTGAGGGCGGGTCATTTTATATATGCAAGTCAACTATGCAAAAATCTATATTTTCAAAAAAGTGAGGAGCAGGTATGGGGCATTATGGATGACTTGATAGGCACGCTGCAAGTTGCTAATCTGAGAATATATAATGGAGTAATTCGAAAGATTAGAGGATTGCGATGTTACTTACATGTTACTAACAAACACAAAATCTTGTGGGCAAAAAGAAACCCTAAAACCATTGCGGCTCTAGGATTTTCTTTGGTGGAGACTACTGGACTCGAACCAGTGACCTCCTGCGCGTGAGATATAATACTATACTTTTCTAAAACGGTGAAGAAAGGCTAAACTGAGCAATTTCAAGGAAAATTGAAACTTCAATCGAG